GAGATATAATCTGTTGTTCTCTCAGCAGATTACTATCACAATACCAGCAGACTTCTCACTTCATGCAGGTGATGCAGTTTTTGTTGATACCCCTGAAATCAAAGACAATAAAAATGACACAGTTGACCGTCAGCAAGGGGGACTATATATTATATCAGATCTATGTCATTTAATTAATACAAAACAATCTCTTACTAAAATGAATCTCGTCAGAGAATCGTTTGGTAGAAAACCAAAATCAAGTAGCTAAACATGGAAAGTATAGAAAAACATATTGAGAAGGACAAAGAAATCCTTCAAGACCCTACAACTAATCCTCAAATGCGCCGACATATTGAGGGTGAACTTCATGAGTTAGAGGAGTATGTAGAACATCACAAGAAAGAAATTGATGGTGGTGATCATCATGATCCAACATACTTAGAACTTTATTGTGATCAGAATCCATCTGAACCAGAATGTTTGATTTATGACGACTGATGGAAGGCGGATCTTTATTTAATCCAGGATTTTTAGGAGCAAGTTTTCTCTGGTGGGTTGGTCAGATCGCTGACGACGCCACCTGGAGAGATAATATCCTGCCTGGAAAACATAAGGATACGCAAAAACCTGATGGTTGGGGTAGAAGATATAAGGTAAGAATCATCGGTCTCCATGATCAAGGTGAAAAATCTATTGACTCTGATCAACTGCCTTGGGCACAGATAATGTATCCTGTCACAGGTGGTGGTGGTCAAACCTCTGCTACCCATACATCAAACCTTAGACAAGGTATGATGGTCTTTGGATTCTTTCTTGACGGACAGGATCAGCAGATTCCAGTTATTATGGGAGTGCTTGGACATAATGTTCAGGTTCCATTGTCTGCGAAGATTGGTGACAATAGAGTCAATAATAATACACCAGGACCTCTTGCAACAAGTGGTGTTGCTGAAGGTAGAAATCCACCAGCTAATGTTCCTGCTGAGGGTGGTCCTAATCCAGTCATTCCTGATGATGATTTAAGGGTTACAAAACCAAAATCAGTTGATCAACAGAAAGAGGACGTTGCTGCTGATAAAATAAAAGAAGCAGCACAGAAAGATGGTGGATTATCTGCTGATAACAACTATGGATTAGATCCAAGCAAACCTCTAACGGATGAGCAATTCGCTGACATGCGAAGTGCTATTGCTGAGGCAGAGGCACTTGGATATGAAAAAGGCAGTCCTGAATATGAGGACCTGAAAAAGAAAAGAGTTGCTGAAGGTATTCGCAATCGTAGTAAAGCAGCAAACGCTCCTTCTGCACCAGTTCAACCTGGTCCAACGTTAGAGGGTGTTGATGATGTTACTGTTATTTCTGCTGGTGACACAAAAAGAAATAGTATGTATCAGGAGAAAGGTGTCATATTAAGCAACTGTAGTTTTACGACATCAAATTCAAAAGCAATACAAACTGCTCTTGACAACCTCGTAAAGAAAGTAGAAGGATATATCAGCACATTCCAAAGTTATATTGATAGAGTATCAAATGTAATTGATGATATTCGTAAGGTCATTAATGATGTTTCTAATGAAATCGCAAGATATATGAAACCTTTAATGGACAAAGTTATGGAATTTGTCCTTAAAAAATTAAATCAAGCATTGACTACGGTCGTGGCAGCATTGCCATCAAGTATGAGATATTTGTTTGCCGATATGAAAAAAATTCTTAATGAATTAATACTTTGTCTTTACAATAAACTTACTAACAAACTTAGTAACATGTTGGGTGGTATACTTAACAAAGCATTGGGAATAGGAGATTTAGAGAATAAAGCAAAGCGTGCGGCAGAGAGTGCTAATGGTGATGATTCATTGTATAGAAAATTAGCACCTAAGGTTCCTGCATGTTATGCTGAGAATATTACCGCACAAGTTTTTAAGTCAGCTCAACCGGAGATTGAAGAAGCAAACAATTCAATCATCGAAAACGTAGATAATTTTCTTGATGACATTCAAAAACAACTCGCTGGTGTAAGTGGTGCATTAGATGGTATAATGAATAAAGTTCCAGATATCTCTGGTAGTTTGACTGCAGCATTTGGATTTGAAAATATTAAACTGAATATCTTTGGTTGTGAACTTGAACCAAACTGTCCTGTGGATGTTGGATTCATTCAACCTACTAGTGGTCAACCTGATCGTGCTCCAAGTGGATCTAATTCTTCTGCAGTTAGTGTCGATCTTGATCCTGGAGCTCCAGATGAAGATGTCTCTGGAGCATTAGATATATCGTGATAAATACAAAATATGAAGACAAAGTATAATCAATAATGTCATTCAACCTCTTCGGTCCTGCTACTATCTGCGACATTAAAGTCGGGTATATCTCGACGGATAGAGGATTTGTTGATGGTATCAGTAGATATGAAGCAAATCAGTATGCTCAATTAAATCCTGGGACACAATTTATTTTTAAGAACAGAGATATAATTAGATATCTCAACATCAATGAGGTCAATAGACTCACTCCTGATGACCTCTTACCAAAAACTATACCTACAAGTGGGTGTGATGATAGTAGTAAAAATACTTTTGGGTTAGATATTTACAACCCAGATGGATCATTTAAAGAAGATGCTATAGGAACTCCTGGGGTTCCTAGAGTTTATATTAACGGTGGTGGTGGAGTTGGTGCAGTTGCTAACCCGGTTATCGGTAACGATGGTTCACTCCTTGCAGTAGACCTGGTTGATGGTGGATATGGTTACAGATTTGCACCTCAGGTAGACATTGTTGATCTAGATGGTGTTGGTGCTGGTGCTGTTGCAATTGCAAGTCTTTGTCCTCCAAGTAAAGTAGGAACATTACAAACTTTTGAAAATGAAGAGGACTTTGAAGAATATGATTTTTCGCAATGTGCTCCTGAGATTACAGATTTTGGTAGGAGAGTGGGCGCTGATGGAGAGGACTTAGGTGAGTGGGATCCATCACTGTATGCATCTCTTAGGGTTGATCCAATTAGAAGAGAGATTATTGCATACCAGCAATTCTTAAACTCATTGAGAGATGGTTGGTGGAATACAAGAAAAGCAAAACCCATTGAAATAATTGGTCAAGACAAGAAGGGAATTGTAAAGTATGATGTTCAGCACTGGGCATGGGGTGGTTCAAGAGAAGTAAAGAAAATCCCTAGCAAGAAAGAAAACTTTAGAGAAGTAGAGTTTAAAGTTTTTACTGCTGGTGGTCAAGACAGAGGTTTAATGTTCACCTTTGTTGAGAAGAATGGTGATCATAGATTTAAAATCGAAGCAGATAGTTTCCCAGATAAAGCTAAAGGTCAAAAGGTAAAAATAAAAGTAAAAGCAAACTCAGTTTATACTGTTAATGCCTCAGGAAGATTTAGAGGAAAAGGTGTTGAGCAGGGATTGCTGAAAAATTTTGGTGCAAATGGAAAAGAACTTGATAAAAAGTTTACTGATGGCACTAAAATCTTTGCAGATTTTGTAAAGAGTTCAAATGACAATGATGATTTACAGATTGAGGCAACTGTAGGTAAGTTCAAAACAGATAATAGAAGAAAACTTGATGGACATAGCACTTATGACTTAACTTACCAAGTTGAAGACTCTGGTCAATTTAGAGCAGAGGATAAAACTAAAGTCATCAAAAAAATTGATGATAGTTTTATGAATTCATATGCTATCTCTCCAGTGCCACCTTCAAATGTACCTGGTAGTGATTTTGCAGGAATTCAATATTCAGTTGTTTATGAAGAGAATTTCCCCTATGATGGTGAGTATATCTTCAAAGCAATGGCAGATAACATTGGTGAGGTATACATTGATAATGAATCAATATTTCAATTTAGAAGATTTAGAGGAGCACCTAAACAGAGGAAGAAAAATATTAAAGCAGGTGTTCACAAAATAAGATGTGATGTATTTAATGTTCCACAATATGAAAAGGTAAAAATAACACCTCCTGCGACTGCACCAGGAAATCAAGAGTTGCTTATTGATTACAGAAATCTACATCCTGCTAACAAAAAAATTAATGTCTCTTCTGATGGCACATTAATTAAGTTAAGAGATGGCGATGGTAAAGATACTAATGCATCACTTAGAATTTTAAGTTCGGATGTTAATGCAAGATTTTCTCGCGATGGAAAGAGGTTGATTTATGATACCAGTAAGGATGGGACAATCAAAGTAAGATTTGAGTGGAAAGATAACCCAAGAGACGCAGGTCTCGCTGTAGAAAGAATACGTATAGGTAATAGACTTCTTGGATCAAATAGAAACATTAAGAGCAAAAAATCTGGAAGAGACACTGACACGATTACTGTCAAAGCAAATAAATCTCAAAGTGATTCTAAATCAAAACGATCAACAGGATCCACGGGAGATAAACCTGAAGTTGTATTCAACACTCTGGACTATATCAATAAAGCAGATAGAAAACTTTGGAAAATAAATCCAAACCCCGGTAAAGACTCTGATTTCTTGAATAGATTTGGAGTGCTTCCATTTAATCCTGCTGCTGTTGAGAGAGAGGAAGTTCTTGTCCCTGTCAAGTCACCACCTCAACCAAAACCTAAGGTTACAATTGATAGAGAAGGGGATGAATTATTCCTAAAAGTAACTGGTGGTGGTAGAGTAAAAGTTGACTTTAAATTAAAGGTTGATGACAACTTACGCACCTCAGGAGTTTTTGCAAGAGAAATTATTATTAAGACTGACGATAATGATTTGAAACTCAAAAGAGATATTAGAGAGGTGCGAGCTGGTAGAGGAAGTTTTTTAACCGGTAAGGAGAAAGAAACAATTACAGGTTCTGGCACCTTTACCGGTGGAAAGACCTATCGTATTAAAGTAATTGGTGGTAGTCAAACATCTGGTTTTAAACAAATTGATAGAACAACGGTAGGATTTGATGATGACATTCAAAACGGATACGATAGAAATGGATTTCTTAGAGTTACTAACGTTAAAATTCTTCAGGAGACTGATTCGAGATATGTCACTAGACAAAATGAAGTTACAAAAGTTGTAAAAAAATATCCTCAAAAACCAAATGCATCAACGGATGCTTTCGCTGGCATACATGTCATAAGATGGGAGAGTATTGATTTTCCAGTTGATGGTAATTACACTATCTCTACCATGGTTGATGATAATGCTAGAATATTCATTGGTAATCGTGATGGCAAAGGAAAGAAAGAAATCGGCAATGGACTAAGGAGTGTTGAAAAAGGTGGTGATGAAGTCATCATTGAAAAGCAAGGATTTGCTCAAGGATCTAGCACAGGAAAAAGTGTAGACACAAGATTTTTTAGAAAGGGAAAGTATAGAATACGTGTTGAACTTGAGCAAATACCAGGCAAACCCCTTGCCAAGGGAAATCCCATGGCGGTTGCTATTCAAATTAAAACTCCCCGCACTGAGGTTCAAGAAGTCATATCAGCGAGAAGTTGGAATGAAAATCCAATGGGTGTTGCATTAACAATTGATCCTCCTCTCCCTCCAATTCCACAAGAACCAATTCCTAAAGCACCAGGAAGATGTCCTAATAATCCTATCTGGTCCACTAGATTCCCTAATGGACAGAAAAAGTGGTGGCCAGTAACACATGCCAACCAAGATGGATCTAAAACGTGGTCCAAGTTTATGAATCGTTTTGCAGTATCCCCAAATCCACCACTGTCTACAAAGGGTTCTGCTCAAGGTGGTATTGTGTTTTCTAACTCATGGAATGTGGAGGTTCCATATGATGGATTTTATGGAATGAAGGGGACTGTTGATAATGGTGGAAGAGTTTTAGTCGATGGAAAAGTTATACTTGAAGGTGGATATTTTCCAGAGGCACAATTTAGAGGTCCCAACAGAACCCTAGAGGGATTTGGATCTGAAACACCGCAAACCGTAAAGTTTCCTTTGACTAAAGGTAATCATACCGTAACCGTTGAGGTTGAGAACAGAGCACAAACTAAACAAAAGAAGATCAAAAAGATTGTTTTTAACACTGCTGATTGGGCAGTTGAAAGATCAATCCCTGTCGCAAAAGATGTCACTTACGATGTTGTTTATATTGGTCTTCATCCCAGAAATAAAAAACTTGATGTAAGTGGTGATAGAAAAACTGTCAGGATGTTAGATGGGCATGGTAATGATATAAATGCAACTTTAAGAATTCTATCCGGTGATGCAACTTTCTCTGCAGACGGAAGAAAAATTTCCGGTAAAGGAACTATCAATGCAAGACTTGAGTGGAAGGACGACCCAAACGTTGCTGGAATCGCAATTGAATCCGTAGTGATAAATGGTGTGAGACTTACAAGATCTACTGAAAGAATTGATGGTAAATCATTGGCAATTACGACTGGGGTAGACGATGCACGGGCAGTAAGAAGAGTTGTGAATGGTGGTAGGGTAATTGAGTTTGATGACGATGGCAACAATAATTTTGATGTAAATGCCACACTGAGAATTCAATCAACTTCTCCAAATGTAACTGCTAAATTTGAAAATGATGGACGATCTTTAAAAGTCAAAGGAAATGGTGAGGTTAGATTGAAATTTGATTATGATGATGATCCTAGCGGTGGTGGTGGTTATGCTGTCAAATTTTTGAAAGTTGGTGGTGCTCATTTCAAACAGATTGGTGAAAAAGGTAGCGATACTCAAACAATTAAGGTTAATGCAAACACCGTAAATTCTCTTACAAAATCTGGAAGAGACACTAAAAATGTATTTCTTGGATCTAATGTTACCGGGAGACAATCTGAAGGACTGACAAAGAGAGGTGTGACTTACTCAGGACCTGAACTTGCCACATACAGAAACGGACGGTTGGGTCCTTTTATCACTCCAAGATTTAGAGATGATCTAGATTATATCTCAAACTTTGTGGGAACTACATGGACCATGAAGTGGAGTAATGTTGTTTTCCCTATCAGTGGTAGATATAGAATTAGAACTGAGGCAGATGATATATTAAGAGTTAAGGTTGATGGCGAATTTGTCTCTGAGGCAAAAGTTTTTGAAGGTGTGCGAGAGGTATCCTTTAATGCTTCTGAGGGCAAGAGAACTATTGAGATGGAACTTACTAACGCTAATATTCAGCAACCATTCCCAATTAACCCGACTGTTTTTAACGCAATCATTGATGTTGATGCAGAGATCACTGTTCCTGCAGAAAAATCTTGGAGAGACAATCCTGTAGGAATCTCTGCTATCCTTATCCCACCACCATGTCCACTTGAAACAAAGGGACTTGGAAAAGTATGTGAAATTATTCCACTTGAACCAGGAAATGGATATGTTGCTCCTCCTGGACCTGGTTACCCTGCAGTTCTTGAAGTTATTCGGTTAGTACCTGTAAATCCTGGAATCAATTACGGACCAAATGATCCTGTATGTATCATTAAAGAAGATGGAAGTAAAGAGTGTTTCTCACCAAACTTAGATTCTTTTGGTGCTAATTTACCCATCGATATCAAACCAGTTTCTACAACAAACTATCCAAATATTTTCCAATCATCTCCAACAGGTGTGAACTCTAGATTTAGACCTGTGTTTAGAGTTCGTAGAGATCCACTTGATGTTGACCCAGATCAAATTCTACAGGTCACAGACCTTGTTGGTCTCAAGAGAACTGGATATGTTGATGGTCGTGAATACTTCGGTGCTGTCTTCTACAAAGAGGGTGTTCGTTATGCTGGTTACTATGAGACACCTGGACAACTCATACAGGTTTATGATACACTACAGGAGAGCATCGACGGTGAGGTTA